GCTAGGGGGTTTTGCTTTTCCCAGTGTTTTACTAATATCTCTAGCTCTTTAATCCTGGCTTTAGCTCTTGCTATCTGTTCCTCCATCCGTTTGGATCCCTCTTTTTAACTTCTAATCTAGCAATAGCCTGCTCTGCTGCATTCATGCGATGGAATAGCTCTATTAGGTCTCTATGTCGTTTATTTGTGTAGTTTGAAATAACCATCAATAGGCCAGAGACAGCAGCCCCTATCAAGGCTGCGAGTAGTTCTTGAGGCATTTTTTACCTTTTGGAGTAATCTTAGAATATTGCTGTTATTTTTTCATGCCTGAAAAATCAACCCCAGACACCAAAGACAAAAAAGGAATCCTTGGAAAACTGGAAGAAATCACCCCAGACAAAGAAGAACAGGTTGCATTAATTGGCGTGGCCGTGAGACTAGGAATTGTGGTGTGGTCAGGATTTATCTTGACATTAGCCTACGTTGACCTACCAGGATTCCAGAAACAAAACTTCGATCCGACCTTCATTGCCAGCGTGTTTACGGGAGCCCTCAGCACTTTTGGCTTGGCTACAGCTAAAGATAAGAAGAATGGAAATGGTGTAAGTAAAGAAGAAATGGAAGCAATGATTGCTAAAAGTAATACAGCACAGACTGAGCAAATCATTAGAGTACAAACTCCTTTGACTATTAATGGAGCTGAAGTTGTGCAAACTGAGCCTGTCGTTAAAAAAGCTGTTGACCCAGAGGTGAAAAATTAATGAAAAAACTTCTAATCCTGCTACTGCTGACAGCTCCAGTTTGTAAGGCAGATATGAGGCACTCAATAACCACCTCAGCAAAAGTAACTTTAGACGCTGCTTATAGTTCCGCAAATCGGATTGGGACAACTTACAGCGTTACAGGTAACAACATCACACCGAGTACTACTGTTTCAGGCACTACGACTTCTGGAGCGATTGGAGGATTAACGGCTGATTCGGTTACAGCAGGAGTACCAGCAATTGTAGATACTGACTTCGCTATAACCACTGCTGGTTCTGCCTATTCGATGACGGAAAGTCTAACGGTTGGTGATGCAGTTCAAAGTGCAACTACCGTCACTGGAGGGGTTGTTCCTGCATTACCTTCTCTTGGTTCAACAGTTACAGGAAGTGGTGGTGTTTCTGGTGCAACCATAACAAGTTTAAGTTCGGGGATTCATACCTGTGGTGGCACAATGGGAGCTGGTTCTAGTTGCACGGCACAGACCATAGTTGAATCGGTGGTGGACTAGTGCATGTTCCAATTCTTGTTTGTTTTCTCGCTTGCATACTTATTGCAGGATTTAATTTCCTGATGTGGAAACACTATATGGATATACATAAGTGAAGCGTTATTTACTGCTATTATTATTATTAAATAACTGGCAAAAGCCAGTCATAGCAGTGCCAGTTGTGCCAAATTTTTCCTCAGGATCAATGTCGGCTGTCACACGTACCACTCAAAACATAACAGAAACAATAGTCTCGACAGATTACAATACTGGTCATTCGTTATCTATAACAGGGGCAAATTTAGAAATAGATGGATCAACAATTTTTCCTAATCCTACAACTATTAATCAAACTGTAAATGGGACAACTTATTCATGGACTGGAGCCGATCTAACAACAATGCCCAACGTAACTATCAAAAACCCAGGGGCAGCGTTCCAAGCGAATTTCCATTATGTCTCACCTGGGCTTTCAAATGTAACAAACATAACTCGCACAACTCAGGTAGAAAGCGTAACAGAAACTACCTCTACATTCTCCCAATAATATTCGCACTTAATCCTTTAAAAGTATTAGCAAATACCTCCCAAACCGCAGCTCCCGTAGCCAATTCCAGTGGTTCAGTGACCAACATGGCTATACAATCTTTGCAAGGTAATATGATACAAAACCAGTATGGTAATGGAATAGTTTGTCAAGGCCCAATGCTCACGGCATCTCCATTCCTAACTGATAGTTTCCAGCAGCAATCTCCCAAGGAATATTGGTATGATTCGCCTGTCTATTCAGATACTGGTGATCTTCTTTATCATCAAAAAGTAAGAACAGGACAGAAAGATTCTTTAAGTTTAAATTGGGGTTTTTCAATTACATTTAGCCTTCCATTAGATAATTCATTACAAAAGCGTTGTAAGGCTATGGCAGATAAGTGGCTTGCAATCCAAGATCAAAACCTAAAAGACAAGGAATTATCCTGGCACGTTGCTCGTCTTAAAGAGTGCGGTGCGCTTAAGAAATCTGGAATTGAATTTGCTAAAAATTCTGTCTTCTATTCTTTATGTGAAGACGTTCTAGTTCTACCAAAAATGGGACAAGTCTTACCTCACAGGCACAATATCCCTGAAATCAAAATAGAAAATAATTAGAGAAGGGGTTGTTTTCAAGCTGATCGATCCCCCAAGCATAGAGGTACGAGTCTCACGTACTTATCAAGAGGGGCCAACTTCCTTCTCTGAAGGTCGAGAACATTGACCTGTTAGGCGAACACGCTTTAACGGTGTATCCTCTACTTTGATTTTACCTTATTTTTCAATGGTGGTAAACCTCGTTTCTCCCGATAAGCAATAGTTCGTCTTTCAGATAAGTTTGGACGCTCCACTTTCTTACCTAATATCTTTTTAACTCTATTTACTATCTGCTTGATGATGGGCTTGACGGCTCTCAAAAGCAATGGTGTAGAAAGTGCTGCTGTAGTTGCTACGAGCGTTATCGACCCAGTTTTTACAACTTGTGGAACAGTTGGTATTGCATCAATTATCTGTTGCTGGACACTTAATTTTTTATATCTAGTTACACAACGGTTTCCTACCAATTCATACTTAATAATCTGTTTAGTACCTTCTTCTACTTTTGTCCCAACTTCAGGCGCACCATCAGGAGGACATTCTTCTGGCTTTGCTTTTGGTACTTCTGGTGCTGGAGGGGTTTCTGGTTGCTCGAATCGTTGAGGTTTTGTTTCTTCTGTGTAAATAAGTTCTTCTGGAGTAAACTCCATTGCGTTATAAGAAGGATATTGAGCATCGCAAACAACAATATTTCCCTTTGGATCGTTACTTACTAGGTTGTCATTTTCTCTTGAACTACGTCTTGTTTCTACGCAGCCAGGAATATTAACAACAGGAAATCCCATAGGCACAACCACAGGGACATTGGGAGTATTAATTTTTGGAGCGTTTAAAATATAAGTTCTTACTGGTTCAATCCGAATAGACTTAACTTCTATTCTGGGTATCTCTGTCAAAACTTAGGAATACTAAATCCACCAGCACCACCAGCTTTAGGCTTTGCAGTAGGAAGAACAGGGCCAGAGAGTCCAGGCATTTTTAACGATCCAGTGACTTGTTCAATTAATTGCTTCTTTAACTTTTCTTGATTCTCTTCATTAGTGATCCATAGATAGCCAAAAACTCCTCCCCCTGTAATTGCAGCTACAAGGACAAAAGAGATTACACTAATAATGTTTAAAATTTTTTGCATGGTAAGAGACGCAATTTTAAAAGCTATTGCTCACACTAGCCTAATTCTAACTATTGGGCTTCTTCCTCTGTTACCTCTGTATTTTCTGGGTTCTCTTCAGGTTCAGCAGCAGCAGATGAAAGTAATTTAGCTTGTGCATCTTTAACACCAACTAAAGCACCTTCTATGCGATCAATATTCCTTAAAGATAATACTTTTGCTTCTTCAAGTTTTTGAAGATTTTGCTTTTCAGCATCTAGTTTTTGTTGATATTCTTCAACAAGAGTTGCGATAATATCAGACATAATTAATTAAGAAGGTGTATTTGATTTTTTAGCAACTAAAAAAGCAGTGTAGTCAGTCTTTACTTGATCCGTCCACGCAGCATTGCAGTGTCGCTGAACATCTGCATCCTCGCCTGATATATCTGTATTAACTAGGTTGTCACTTGCATCTAGTGTTCCTGGTACTAATACTTTTCTATGAAAGGTACGAGTCAGTTCTTTACCATCATCTTTTATAATTGTCGCATTTCTGACCTGTACCGACCATCTGTTAACGATCTCTATCTTATCGTTCTCTTGTGTTTTAGTTAAGCTCATTTAGGATTAATCTCCGATTAAAACAGGTTTATGGCTTAGTTTAAAGACGTGCTAACGGTCTAGCCTATTGGATATGTTGCACAAAAATATATTTCGTGACCACTACTTAATTCATTATGTCTAAGCTGTTCAAAAGTCCCTGTAGCTGAACCATAAAATTTAATGTGGTCATCCTCTGCAAACGCTACCCAAGGTACAACTTGACCAACATTCTGTATCATTGCGGCTCCAGCAGCACCAGCCCAAGAACTTGAAGTAGAATAAGGTAAACCTTTAAGCTTGATCATGTCGTTTGTACTTGTATCGCTGAATCCACTTGCTTTTGCCCAAACAGTAACTTGCTGCCCAATTAATCTATATTTACCAGAAGTAGTAGTGCAAGTTCCATCGTGAGGATTAATTGACCATGCGCCCTCTTCATAGTCTGCAAAAAGCTCCGAAGTACCTGTATTGGCAGTAGCACTAAAGTCAATACCGTGACCAGAGGCAACAACTAGATTTCCATCACTTATCTCAAAGTTTCCTCCACTGTGTATTTTTGCAGTTTCTTTATTGAAAGTTTCAAAGACTAAATCTGCTACACCATCTCCAGCATTATTAAGAGAAGCAATCTTTGTCGCATTTGTTCCTGCATGACGCAGAATTAATTTTCCGTTAGATCCAACAACTTCCAATGAGGTTCCATCAAAGGTAAGATTAGCCTCACCTTCTAAAGTGTTAGCAGTCCCAGAACCAGTAATAACTTTGTTATCTGCGTTATTGTTTATAAGGGTTTCTATTCCTTCTTTTTCTACTTGTGTTAATCCCATTAGTCTGCCGCCTCCGCTGTGTTTGTCTTAGCCCACTCTAAGTACTCTTGGTAGTCTGTGTTTGCTGGATCACATGGAATACTCACACGCATATTTGCAGGTATATCCTCTTGTTTTAAAACTCCTACAGTTTTTCCGTTGTGTTCAATTAGTTTGTACTTAGCCATAATTAAAACTCTGCTGATAAATCAATTGTAGAGCTAGACCCTTCACCTCTTATCATTCCAGCAATTCCAGCCGTATCACTTACACTTCCAGATTGAGTAAATTCTGCTGATGTGGGTGTGCAATAACGCTCAGTAAGAGAGTTGAAGCTATGGCTTTGCCCACCTTCTCTGAACATCCAACCACTTGAAACAACTGAAGCTGAAAATGTAGGTGCGGTTCTCATTTCAGGGAATCTTATAATGCCTGTTATTGTAGAAGAGCTTTCAAAACAACCTATACATACAGGTCTTTGCGCCCCGTCTACTTGTGAATGCGCTCTTTGAAAATACCTCTGACACCTAGCTAATTCGGTTCCGTATGGCAAGTGTTCAAAGTCAGTGGCTCCATAATCACTTACTTCCATTTGAAGTCCTGTAATAAGCCAAGTAGCCCCATTAGTTCCACCTAATTGAACCTGTCCTGTAGTTCCTTGTGCGCTGTCTCCTGATTGCCAAGATCCTGTTCCTGTTATACCTTGATCTGGCCCTACTCTGTTAGATCCACTATATAAACCAAATTTCAAATTTATACCTGCGCTCGTTCCCTGCGACCAAGATCCTGATGTTGGCCCTGGTACTTTAATTTTTATCTTTTCCCATGTATTAGCAGAAGAGATTGGGTATAAAACACAATAATTTTTACCTCCACCAGTTATTGCTAATCCAAAGTTACCTGTTAAAGAGGATTTAACCCAAAAACTAATATAGAAAGTTTTAGCTGTAGACTGTCCAAAATCAAAATGATCTGTGGTATTAGCTTCAGCTCTATACTGCATACTTAATCTATCATCAGCAGCAGGAGTTCCCCCAGACGACTCAGGTGTGGTGACTGTAAGTTTATTAGCGTATTTAAAACCTTCTGGAGCATCATTGTCTATTCTTTGAATATCAGTATCTAATTCACCAGAACCATAATTAAAGAACTGCATTCTATCAGCAGCAAAAGCAGCATTATCACCAGCATCAAGGTCAACTGAACTACCGCTATTCCTTTGATCTACTGAGAAATCTCCATTAATTACAACATTTCTGTTGCTTAGATTATTAGTAATCTTTGCCGTACACGTTCCATCAGAGGCTAGCGAAATAGCGTTTCCATTAGCCCCTGCGGAATCAGATATGCTATTGACTTTTAATTGGCTCATGTTAACCTCCTAAAGCTGTTTTAATACCAGCTATATCAGTTGCATTATCTATGTTAGTTTGCATAGTTGCATACTTTGTTCTAATCGCAGCTCTAGAAGTTTCAGCAGCAGAAGTATCTGAACCTGGAACATTTAAAGAAATAACTTCATCATGTGGTTTAAATTCTGCTGCTCTCTTTTCTCTTCTTGTATCATGTGCAATTGATTTAGATTGAGCTAAATCTTCTGTCACAGTTTCACCTGATCTTTTCCAAGCATCAAAGAAAGTAAGATCATCAGGTAGCGTACTTGTATCAACAATTTTATACTCTGTTCCACTTGGAACATCTTTTTCTGCTACTTCTTCAATAGTGAAAGTTTTACCTGTACTTGGATTTATTTCTGTAAGAATAGGTGTCATCAAAGCAACATTACCTTTCTCATTGTTATAAATAATTACTTTTGTCATTTATCTCACCACTATGAAATTTACTTCAGCCGCACTATGGCTACTAACACTACCACTGCCTGCCACATAAAAACTTCTAAATCTAAAAGAAGTAGTTGATTTTGTATTTTCTGGGAACCAAGTAATTAGAGTGAAAGCATTATCAACATTATTATCTCTTTTAGCTGTTGCTGTCCAACTATAATTAGTATCTGGCATCGTGAAAGAGAGATTTGCTTGAAAAAGACTGCTAGAAACTCTAGTAACAGAAGTAATACCACCACTTCCATTTACAGTAACAGAAACATCATCTCCACTTCCTGAACTTCCTAAGAAGTTTGCCCATGCACGTACACCGAAAGTTGTAGCAACTGATCCATAACCAGAATTAATAGCAAAGTTACCTGAACTTTCTGTTGCTGTAGCATATTCTAACTCCCCTGCTGTTCCACCATTCTTTAATATTTGATTAGCACTACCAATCGTTGACGGTAACTTTAGCTCCAAATCTCCACTCGGATCTGTTGCAGGAGAGCCGATGCTCATACTTCCCGAACCTGTTGCGTGTGGCAGTTTAATACTTCCCATTATGGTTTCGGATACTTGTCCTTAGTGGTTTTAATGGTGGCCTTCCAAGCATCAATACCATTATGGTAGATGTCATCCAACTGGTCAGCAATTGAAGGGTATTCGGCTGCTCTTTTAAATTTATAACCATTTGCAGCCATGTATTTTTTTTCCTCTTGTTCTTCTGCTGCTCTAGCAGTTTTTTCTTCAGAAGTAAGAGCAACTAATTTTCCATTTACTAATTTATTCATTATCTTTTCACTCCATATAAAGTATAATTTCCACTATCCATATTACCGCTACTCATATAAAGTGTGAATCCATTTGGATAATATGCGGAACCACCCATACCTCCGTCAAAATAACCAGAACCAGAAAGACCTCTTACATAAGTAGGACTCTCAAAGTAAATGCCATTCCAAAATACGGCATTTCCATGCTTCTCTTTTTCAACACTTGTTCTCGGATAAATTGTAAATTCACCTTGAAAACCTTCGTTAATATCATCTCCCATAGCGGCTGTAATTTCTACTTTAGCTGTGTTTTCACCGCCGTAATTAGTGGTTCCATAATATCTCCCCATGCTCCAATCATAAGCTGCTGTTGTCTGATTAGTTGAATCTTTTCTCCATCTAAAATATAATTTTTCACCGTCATCTGTTGGAACACAATTCCATAACAGTTTAAAATATTTATATGTTGATGTATCTAAACTATCTACATTAACTGATGAAACGGCAGAGTCCCAAGCATGGTCAGCAAGTTTTACATAACCAACAAGACTATTCGCTGCTTTTGCTGACGTAACTGCATTAGCAGCCAACATATCTGTATCTACTATTCCATCAGGTAAGCCGCCTACGGCTAACCCTGCGATTGTATTTGTTGATCCGTTTAACGTAAGTGCCATAGTTTTATTCTAACTAATTACCCAGACTCCGCTAACTGTAACAGTTCCATTATTAGTAATTGGCCCCACAGAATGCATTCCCTTACCTGCTGCAATACTATATGTTCCTGATGAAATTGTTTGGTCATTTTGATAGCCGCAACCATCAAGACTAGTGGAAGCTATCCCTGTCAAAGTTGATCCATCACCTACAAATGATGTTGCTGTTAACGCACCAGTCGCACTATTAAACGCAAGGTTACTTCCAGACTTAGGTGCTAAGTCACCAGATGCAGCGGTAACAAAAAGAGGAAAACAAGTCGTATCTGAAGACTCATCAGCAACAGTAAATGTGGTTGCATTTCCTACTGCAATCTGAGTCCCCATATTGACAATGAAATATGAGGCTCCAGAAGGAGGCGCAGAATCAAAGATAATATCCGTTCCAGAAACAACATAGCCTTCAGACATATCACCCTGACCTGACCCATCATTGGGCTTTTGCATTACACCATTAATTGAAACTCTTAAAATTTCTGCATTAACAGGAGTAACAGCGTCACTCGTTCCATGAGTAACAAGCTTGAAGCGATAACGAGAACCATCAAAAGTGGCTCCACCTCCACCTGTACCAGAAGAAGAAGCAATATCTAATAAATCTGCTGCCCCTGTAGCACCTCCACCAATTTCACCCCATGAACCGCCTTGGTATCCTTCAAATTTGCTATTCGTTGAGTTATATCTGAAGTCACCATTGCTAGGCGATCCATCTCTTTCTCCAGTTGTACCAACAGGAACCCTTAAAGAAGAAGTGTAGTTATGAGTAACTTTTCCAGTAAATGTTCCTCCACTTGTAGGAATACCACCTGAGTCAGTAGCCCAAGTTAAATTCGTAGGTGTAGAAGCATCAGCCTTAAGGATTTGGTTTGCTGTTGGTGCGTCTGCTGGTAAAGAAATTGTGTAACTAGCTTCTGACCCTTTATCTGTTGCTCCTTTAATTCCTACATAAGCAGAACCATTTGAATCTGCTTCATAAAGACGAACTTCTTTTGCATTATCAACAGAAAGATTATCTGTTGTTGTTATTGCTCCAGAGGCTAAAGATGAAAGCGTTCCAACAGAGGTCAGACTTGAAGTAACAACAGTACTTTTTAATTCTGTTCCAGTAAGAGTCCCAGCCGCCGCCGTTACTGTTATTGCTCCAGTGCCATCAAAGTCAACACCATTAATTGCTCTGGCTGTAGCTAAAGCTGTTGCGGTTGCTGCGTTACCAGTACAAGATCCTGACGAACCAGAGGTGTTACCCGTTACGTTTCCAATTAAATTTCCAGTAAAAGTTAAAGAAGTTAAATTCCCTGTTGATGGGTTATACATAAGTCCTGTATCTGTCTCAGCCCCTTGTGCCCCCGTTGCTCCATCAACAAAAACAGGGTAGACCGTTTCATTTGTTGAATTGTTTGCACTAACAGTGACATTTGTTGCTTCTGTTGCTGTCGCAGCGTTTCCAGTACAAGAGCCAGAAGAACCAGAAGTGTTTCCAGTTACATTGCCAGTTAAAGCACCAACAAAAGAAGTAGCAGTTAACGCTCCAGTATTTGAATTGAAAGTAAGAGTAGTTGCTGTTTTTGGTGGAAGATTACCGCTTGTATCTGTTGCAAAAAGAACTGAACAAGAGGTGTCAGTTGATTCTGCTGCAACTGTTACTGCTGTTGCAACCGCAGAAGTTCCTGTGAAATTAGTAGCAGAAAGGACTTGAGTCCCAGCAACCTTTAAAACTTTTCCTGATGCAAGATCAATATTCTCTGAACTTGTCCATGCATCTGTTGAATCAACCCAATTCCAAGTCTTATCTCCCTCAGTTGAATCAATTGTTATTCCTGCTCCATCTACTGCTGCATCATTTCCATTTCCTTTTGCAATTTCAATATTTTTATCTTTAACAGTAAGCGTAGTCGTATCAATCGTTGTTGTTGTTCCACTAACCGTAAGATTTGCGCTTAATGTGACATTTTGAGAGCTATCTATAGAGATAGCAGCAGTACCACCTGTACTTAAAATAAGAGTATCTGAACCGCCACTAATTCCTGAGTTTGTATCTGAGTTAAAACTAAAAGCTGGAGCCGAGGCACTACCATCTGGAGCTTTACCTAAAACATTTGCATAAGTAATCTTTTTATTAACTTCCGCACCACTAGCGTCTACGTCAAGAATTGCAAAGGTATCACCCGATGCTGGAGCTGTTAAAGCTGTAAATTCCGAGATTTTACGATTTGCCATTTATGTTTTGATGACGTACATCATTGCTATGTTACGAGGTCTGCTCTCTGTTCCGCCATCACTTCCAGAGACTCCAGTATTTATTGTGTGATTGTGACTATGACTAAAACTTGCTCGTCCGCAATCTCCATGATCAGAATGTTGAGAAGGAGTGCCGCCCTGATGATGACCAGTTGATTTACTGAAAACTCCAGAACAAGAGCCATTACTATTGAAAGTCTCTGAAATACCAGTAATATTTCCAGACGCAGCATCAACATCTGTTTGATAACTTCCAGGCCCATGTGTATGAGCTACATTTTGACCACTTTGAGCCGTTGCTATTGATCTTCCAGAGTCAGTCCCTTTACCATTATCAAAACCTCTTATAAATTCACCCCTTAAATCTGGGACGTTAAAGGTTGAACTTCCATTCCCTGCACCATAAGCCGTTCCAATAACAGCAAATAAAGCAGAATAAGTTGTTCTGCTAACTGCTGCCCCATTGCATTCCAAATAATCAGATGGAACGGTTGCAACTGCTATACAAAAAACAGCACCCGATGGAACACCTTGAACAGTTGAGAATGACAGCGCACCCGATCCATTTGTCTGTAAAAATTGCCCATTCGAGCCATCGGCTGAAGGAAGGGTAAAGGTAAGATTTGAACCAACAGTTGAAGGGGCTTGTAACGCCACAAAATTACTACTATCTGAATCAGCAAGTCTTATATCTCCCTGAGCTTGGATCGTTAAACCATTACTATCAACAATTGCTCTTTCTGTTCCAGCAGTTGAAAAGCCAAGAGTATTTGCTGCTTTCCTGAATAACCCTGTGTCTGCATCCCCATCAAAGGCAATTGCAGGTGTACTCGCTCCTGATGCGTCATCAGCTAAAACAGGCCCAGTCATTGTGCCGCCTGATCTAAGCAATAAACCTAAATTGTCTTCTCCTACATCTCCAATTTCTCTAAAATTTGAACCATCATAAACCTTTAATTTGTCATCGCTAGATTTTCCGTAAAGCATAAACTTTACTGGATTACTAGGATCAGAACCGCCACTATTATTTGTTTTTACAGCGTCAAGAATACTGTTAATGTCAGCACGAACTACATTACCTGCGGCGTTTTCAACTGTGTAGTTTGTGACCTGCGACACTAGGCTTTTACGTTTTGAACTATTCTATACCCCTTTGCCGAATCCTACAGCTTGATAAGTGAAATTTCTGTCAAGAACTGTCGAACCATTTAAGAATTTAACGGTAAAACCTGTACCTGAAACACTTGTAATTGTAAAAAAGTCACCAGAAGCCATGTTTTGGGCAGTAATACCAATTGAAGGCAAATAAGAATTAGCACCACCAAGAGAAGCAGTCCCGACAAAGAACGGTGCTGAGAATGTAATTGCTTTTCCTCCAGCATTTGTTCCAGATGCAATTGTTGTTGTACTTTGTTCCGTTCTAGATTGAAGGGATGCAGTGTAACCTAGCTGCTGCACATTAAGATTCTGGTTTGTATTTGTTGTTGTAAGATTTGCTTTGAATTGGAATGCTCTTGCCTTAAATTCTCCGTTAGCAAAAACATTAAACGCTCCATAACTTGAAGCATCAGTACTTGTTTTTACAAAAACTTGGCAATCTGTGTCATTGGCAGGATCTCCATCAAAATTGCTAACACTGTCAAAATCAGCCCAAGAATCAATGTTACTACCAACCAAAAACCCTAAACTTTGAATATGCCTTTTTAACGTCAGAGTAAATACTCCACCTAAATCTAAAGTATCTGCAAATTCATAAGTTCCTGTTAAGACAGAAGTAATAGAAACATTACCTGAAGTTGTAACACTATTTGCTGCTGTAACTGTAAAAGTATTTGCATCGGCAACGGAGGCAACAGCAAATTCTCCATCAGTTGCATTTCCAGTACTGTAATTGCATTTCAATACTTGTCCTACAACTACACTGTGGGAGGTAACTGTGAAAGTAACTGTAGTTCCTGACTGACTATATGTTCCTGATATATCTGTACTGGGATTAAAAAGCTGTAACGCTCCACCCGCAACTGTCACATTTGTCTTATTACCGCTAAACGGTGTCCCAAGTAAGTCTTCTCTTTTTGTTAATACTGCTAAAGACTGGCCTGCATCAGGTAAATCAATAATGATACTTGTTTCACCTGCTGAAAAACGTCCGCCATCATCTTGATATTTCAAAATGTACTCACCTTCTAAAGCTGGCACAGTCGCTTCTGAAGTATTCCCTGCTAGTGCCTGAACGAGATCAACCGAGCCTGCAAAAGTACCAGATCCATCTGTTTTATTAGAGTGTCTGACGTAAACACGCCCGCCATGTAATACATCAGCATCGGTTGATTTATCCCATCTCAACCTCATTAAATTATTACCAATCGGCTCTGCTGTTAAATTCTGAACATCTGAAGGTAATTCTGTTTTTCCTTGTGCGTTAAAAGTTGCATCCAAAGAGGTAGAAGATGTTTCTAACAAAGAATTAAAAGAAAATATTTTAAATTCATAAGCTCCTGCCTCACTGTTATCTATTTGAATATCTGGCCTAAAAACAATCTGACTTTCATAGTTTCCATTTGCGAAACGATATTGGACTAAATATTGATTAACACCATTAACAGGAACCCACGTTACAAACAATCTTGAGATTGCAACGCCATTTCTAACAACAGTTTTTTCTTCAAATTTTACAGAGGTAGGTGGTACTGCTGGAGCATTTAATATTGAAACATTTCTTGCAGGTAAAGTTAACCCTTGCTCAATATTTGCATATTTATTTGGCTTGTAAGATAACGCTGTAATTTTATAATTAATCCCGTCTACTTCTTCTATTGTTATTACTCTAAATTTCTGAGCTTCAATTGTGTCACTAACCAATAACCAAATGGAATTAACATTAGGAACTTCAGACAAGGCAGAATCTAAATTAATCACACCGCTTGTAACACTTAAAACGTTTTTTGTTTCAACAGAATTATCAGGCATAACGACACTAACCTTTTGATTTGCTCCTGTAAACGTTGAGATGTCTTGGAGATCATCAACAGTAATTGCAGTTGTAGTTGCAGTATTTATCCTTCCAGAACGCCTTGCGCCACTACGGACTGGATCATTTACATCTATTACGGCTCCAGGTCTTAGTGTTATCCCTGCATCTATTGAAGTTGTAAAAGTAATTACCTCACTTTCATTTTGTTCGGCAAAAATTATTGCCTTACCCATCCTTTGTGCTTGCCCCCTACTTGTACAAGCAAAAGCTTTTATATCCTTTTTTACAACTCCTAATTTAGCCTTAGCAGTACTATCTTCTACGATTTCATAATCTATTTCTCTTGAATCCATATTGTAGTAACTAACAGCCACTACAGAATGTCTTGTTTTTAAAGATGATCCAGAATAAGAAAAGCCTTCTTCTGTCACGTTCGCCAAACTGAATAAAAAACTAGCGTCTGTCGGTTTATCCTGGGCAAGGCTGATTTTTCCAGCACTCCAGATAGGCATTGCTCTCATAACGCCAGACAATTCTTCAATAACAGTAAAAGCTTCTTTTGCTGAAAGAATATTTACATTGGCTGAGAATCTGGCTTCCTGCCCACCGAAACCATCATCAACTAATTCATTCGCAAATTTAGAAGCATCAACAAAACTAAATAAGTCAATAGTGCTATCAGTTATATGATCCCCTAACCCGTATCTGGTAGTTGTAAGCAAGTCTAGTAAGATCATCGCAGGGCATGAACACCATTGCGCTGCGGACATAGTGCCATTAAATATATAACCAGTAGGGTAAACAATTCGACCTGTATTGTTATCAACAGTCGGGGTTCCAGAGCTAGAAGCACCTGCACCTGGGATCCTTATTTTTACACCTCTTATTCTATATTTTCGACTTGGAATATTACTGACTATTTTACTATCAAGAGTTAAAGCCGCATAAGCACTATTAGCATAAGTTTGTTTGTCATCTATCAATTCTTGCATTGATAAAACATTAAAGGCATTTACTAATGATTGATCTGTACTATCAGCAGTTACTCGTACAACTTTTATATCAACAGGAAAAGCTCCATTAATTGTCACTCTGTAATCTTTTGAATATGAATCACCCGTGCGGCCTGTAATCGTATCCGTAATAACATCAGAAAAGCCACCAGAATTATATTGAATTTGTATTTTTAATTGAACGGTACTTCCTAACAAATCACCTTCATCTGTTGCCTCTTGAATAGCTGGAAAGTTAATTGTGACTCTAATAGCATCAATATCTGTATTTGTAATCTGTTGAGTAACACCACCATTCGCAACTGTGCATGGTCGAGGAAAGCCAGAGATAGGACTCGATGATTGTTCTATTCCTGAAATATGTGTTTGATTTGAAGTTCCAAAACGAGGAGTAAAAGTTACAGATTGATAATTGTAATCTGTTGTTTGAGGATTTGTTGAATTAGCTCCTTCTTGAAGAATAGGTGTGTTATCTAAAAAAACATCTTTTAACGCAGCAGTATTATATGCAGTTGTTCCTTTTGTCCTTCCTTCCTTTGACGCTGTTGCAAAACCTTCAATTTCTCCCTCAGATAGTAGATCCTGAATAGTAACTATCTGCCTACTATTTAAAGTATCAGGCGCACGGGTAGGCGTGGGTGGAGGATCAGGAGGGCCACCAGCTCCTCTAATAATTTTTGTCATGCTGCCACCTGATCTGTTGTTACATTCATACTAATAATTGTAGAGCCTGTAAATATTTCTCCATAGACCACTGGCAATGTCACCCCTGCTCTTGATGTGTTGGGAGTACCACCAAAAGCAAAAGAAATCCGTGGGTCTTGATCATTTTCAAATTTTTCTGGCTTTGGAGGCGGCCATAACAAATCCGAAACTCCTGATAAAGCTAAACCTACTCCAACTCTTACACCTATTCCTGCCAACGTCCCTAAATTACCTGCCATTAAAGCCGCAAAACCTCCACCAGTTGCAATTGACAACCCCACTAAAGCAACTCCTAGCAAAATCTTTCCAGTTGATCCTCCAGCACCAACAAGAACAGGTACAATTTTCATTTCTTCTAAAAACGGGTGATGAATTTCTTCTTCACCTATTTCATTTCCATCAGTTGTAACTTGATAATATCTTTCATTCATGTGAGCCTCTAACTGGGGCCAATTCATTAATAAAAACCTAATACAATCTCCAACGCTATTTACATGCGCTTCTAATTTGCTATGCCCTGTGATCTCTTTTAGATCACCATATAATTTAATTGTCTTGAGCATAGCGATACCTTCCTCCCGTACATTTTAGCAACCATTCAGAGTATGGTTCCTGACAACTTAAGCGATCTGCTAAATGATGTAAGACTTCCCCATTTAAAAATATTGCAGCATGGTTTAAGCCCTTACCCATAATCGACATTAACAAAACATCTCCATTCTCTAGTTTTTCATCTGGCTTCAATAAACGAAAATTTGAAACCTTTGCTGCTTCCTCAAAAGCAGGGTTTTCCAAAAACTCTTCAGGTGTTGTAGGCCTTTCCCAATCAATTAATTCAATCCCTTTTTCTTCTTTATACCAATCTCTCACTAGACTCCAGCAATCAGTCACACCCCAACACCAAGGTCTACCTTTTAATGCTGGTTTATAACCTGTTGGCTCGTAATACCCCCATTGTTCTGTCTTTGGATTAACAATATGCCAAGGTAACTTTCCTGCTTCACAACTGACTCTATCTGCTTCACTTGCTACGGCTGGAGTTGTTGGATGTGAATGAATCACACTAACTATTTGCCCTAAACTATCTGCTTTGACGTAATCTTCTGGATCTAAAATAAAACATTGAAGAGAATAAGTTGATAAATTACGACAAGGATAATAAACTTTTTTACCTTTAATATTTAACAACAAACCAACAGATTCCTTTGGGTCTTCTTCTTTAGCGTGTTGCAACGCTTTAACTCTCCAGTCCATTAGATAAACGTACCAACAGAAGGAAATAAATCTCTAGTGCATTGTCTTTTAGGTAATCTGATCCCTGCTAAATCACTAACACTTGCAAGCTCAAAAGTAACAACCTCTCTATTTTCTGTTGTTTTTCTATCTATATAATAAACCTCTCTAGGAAATTCATTATTGGCAGGAGTTCCAGGTGGAACAGATTCTTGTGCAAGTAAGTCACTATCTTCTAAAGCAATATAATCTGATGAATTTTCTTGAACAAAAAGGCCAAAAGATGCAAAATTATCAGCATCTAAAAACTTAGCCAATGTTCTAATTCTTGTTACTTTTGCACCTGTTAAATCATTACCTGCGGTTACAAGATTGACCTCTAACATTACAGCACTAATTAAAGATAAAGCATTGCTTATTGTTATTTGTGGTCTTGGTAGTTGTCCTTTTTGAAAAGCAAACCCCGTAGCCTCTATAGGGTAACGCAAGTATTCATTTCCTTGCCAAATGACTTTCCCATTTAAATTTAGACTACTTCCTGCATGAAATCTATATGTCATTGTTGATTGATTGCCATGCAAGGCTGCATCTAACTCAAGCTCAAATAATTCAATAATTGCAGAAGGGTTTATCTTCTGTAATTCACTAATAATTGGATCAACACTCATGGTTCAAATACTTCCCTAAATGTTGCGGAAATAGTTGCTCTATTTAAATAAGGAATTGATTTGCTCCAAGAATCACAAACAAATTTGCCAGATGACCCCTCACCAGGAGGGGTAAAATCAAAACTTGCTTGATCTAAAGCTCTTGCATCTAAGAAATTTTCAATTATGTCTGAATCCGATTCAGATACAGCAAACTTTAAAGAATAAACTTTTGGATTTGTATGAGCATCTAAGCCGAACAAAATCCTATGTTCATAGCCATCTGCAAAACGAACTATTTTTGTTGTAGGTCTTGATCTTTTTTGTGTCCCATAAGTGGGGTCAATAGATGGAAATGTTGCCATTAGCGTGTTGTTGCTAAGAGTCCTCCAGGTCGTTGCTGATTAACAATTTCAGCTTGAACTGCTGCTGCCAGCATACCGCCTAATTCTTCAGCTTTGTTCCCCTCACCTTGAACCTCTGTATTTGAAGCATCTACGTTTACAACAATATTTGTTGAACTAGATCCCATTTGGTTGTTAGGAACAATTGTTCCTGCCTGTCTTGGTACAAACATTTCAGGCCCACGCTCTCCAACAAGTGAAGCTTTTCCTACAGGAGGACTACCACCATTTGCAAAGCTTAATCCTGAGAAGAAATCACCTCCAAAACTTTTCAAACCTTGAGTAATACCTAATCTAATTAATGAATCAGCAAGATCATCAATAATATTTTTTGCCATTTCTCCCAAGGTCTGTGTACCTTTTACTGCTTCAACCAAGTTATCTCTAATATTTGTTGCAATAGAATCACCAACTTTTTTAAACGCTTCTTTTAATTCTTCTGCTGCTGTTTTATTCTCTTTAATTTTATTAACTTGATCCTTTAACGCTTTATTTTGCTCTTCTATTTTTAATAGTACTCCAGCTTGAACAACTCCATATTTTTCAACAAGCTCTTGTGATCTGAGATTATAATCAAATTCTTTTTTAGCCTCCTCAGTTACTAATTGCGCCCTTTCTAACTGGGTTTTTAATTCTTCATTTGTCTTCTGTAATGCGTTTTTTTGAGCCTCAAATTGTTTTATAAGTTCCCTTCCTTCTGCCTTCTTCAACGCTGCCTCTAATTTTGCAAGTTCGTTTAATGCTTTTTTGAGATCAAATTTCAAGTCTATTGATTTACTCCCCATTATAAAATCTAACAATGGGTTTACTTTCTCTAATTGTGTTCTTAACTCCGCAATTCTTTTTTGTGTCTTTTTGATTGTTGCTGCAATAGCTTCTGAACTTCCTTCCTCTAGTAACTTGTTAAATTCTTTTTGTTTATTCATAGCTTTAATAATTGCAGCCGTAAGTGCGCCTAAAGCTATAACAGCCAATCCAATTCCTGTTTTTGCCAAGGCAAGCTTAAAAGCGTTAGCGGCAGCAGTAGCCTTTGCAAACCCACCAGCAGAAGCAAAAGCCATTGCTGTTGTTGCTCCCAGTTGTCCACTTGCGGCGGCTGAGGCTATTTGCATAGTTACAAAGCTAGTTTTTAAAGCAATTATTTGTGTAGTTAATATTGCTGAAGCTGTCATAACTGCCTTAGCCGCTAAAGCAACACCCGTAAAAATTAAAATGGTTTGACCAAGGGCTGATCCCTCACCTGATGCAAGTTTTGTTAATTCCTGGGTTAAAGTTGTTAAATGTTTTGTTACTTTTAAAACCGTAGGTGTAAATAATTTTCCAACTGATATTGATAAATCTTTAATTTGATTATCTAATAATTTAAAGACCATTGTAGGGTCTTGCTTAATAAGTTCCTCTAGCATCTTTCCACCTTCTTTCTCTATTTCTTTAAATGCTTTTATGACAACTTTCGATGTGATCTTCCCTTCTGCTGCATATTTTCTTAATTGCCCTACATTGATCCCAAGCTGGTCTGCAATAGGTTTCTGAACTGCTGACATTTGTTCAGAGATGCTGTTAAATTCTTCACCTCGTAAAACTCCAGATCCTAGTGCTTGTGTTAATTGCCGCATTGCTCCAGCCTGTTCTTGTGCTGATGCTCCAGACAAGATTGCAGCCGTATTAAATCCATTGAATATTGCTGTCACGTCATCCATTGATGTTCCTAATGGGCCTAATCTTGCTTGTAAATTTGTAACGCCTTCTAAAGCTTCTGCTGAACTTAATCCGAATTTTTTCTGTGCCTGTTCAACTAACTCTAAAGACTCAGCATAAGTGCCTTGAGATTTAGTTAAAAGTTTAAGCCTTACATTTAATTTCTCAAAACTTGTTGCTTGTTTTACAACCTGACTAACAACTGCTGTTGCTCCTATACCTAAAAAGGCATTTCTTAAAGTATTGACGGCTCCTGTTAATGCTTGTGTTTTATTTTGAACCTGCCCTAATGCTCTCGTTGCCTGTGAGCCGTCAACCGTAAGTTTTACATTTGACTGAGCCACTACTTACACAACCTTTTTATATAGTTTAACCTCATATCCTCCTTTTGTTTCGATCTGCTGCCCTTTTTTCTTCTTCCGCTTTTATCTCGTAATAAGCAGCAAAATAAATAATTTCCTCCTCAGTCATTGATGACCTAAGAGTACTCACCGTTTGGCCTAATTCTGTTGCTAGGAAAAATTCAAAGTAAAGCCAATTATTCCCCTTTAACTTTTTTTTGCTGTATCTAAATCAATCTGAACATCAAACAAAAATAACTCAATTTCATTCAATACATTTTCAGGTAATTCTCTCTGTAAATTTGGAGCGTCAGCAATTGAAAAAGCTTTTTTTCCATCTTCCAGCTCAGCCATCTGACAAAGCAATTGAGTTGAAACCGTTAAAGCTTCATCTGTTCCTGCTGAAGATTGCGCCCGTTGCCTGTCGTGCCTCGTTAATGGAGGAAAATATAAATCAACAATTGTTTCACCATTCCTATTCTTTAGCTCATATTTCCGACGGCTAGACATTTCATCACTGAAAGCCTCAGTGATTAGATTTACTGTTCTTTTAGCTGACATAAATTAGGGATCCTTTATTTAAAACTATCAAATAGCAGAGCTGATAGCACCAGTAGTGATAAATGAAACATTGATGATCTGAGTTTCACCCATTGTCGCTCCATATTCTGCACCTGTGATAATGCCAGAAAAACTTATTTTTTTTGCTGATGTTGCAGAATCAGGGAACAACTCAAAAAGAGCGTCTCCATTGTCTCCTGTCACTAAAACATCATCAATAAAAGTTGTGTAGCCAGCACCAGTCTCACCAGGGTTATACAAAAGCTCTGCCGATCCCTCACCAGAAATCAAACCACCGATAAATGTTTTAGAGGTATCACCTTGCTTTGTTGTTTCGTGAGTGTCTTTAGTAACTGATAAAGACCATGATCTTGTTTGTCCAACGTCCGCTTCTGTACCAGCAGCATTATTAAACATGATCTTACCAACATCACCCTTAATTGCGGTCATGAGAATAAAAAAAAGTTGTTACAGCTATATTAACCTTTTTTAGTATCTTTTACATTTTTAACGGCTGTTTTGTTTTTTTCCATGTGTCTTCTACAACGAGGATCCCAATACGCTGGATCTCTACGACCCTTTACAGCTTCAATTGCATCAAGCATTTCTTCAGTAAATTCCATGATTAAAGATTTTCAAATATCTCAAAAGTTATTCTAATCTGTGTTTGATAAAAACCATCAGGCCCTCCTGTTAATGTTTCAGGTCCAATTGGTGCATCAAAAATTACGCTGGAAACTGTTTGGCGGTTGTATAAATCTCTTATCCTTTTTGCAATGGTTAAATTTGCTCCTGCCCCTGTCGATTCTGGGGTGTAAATATTTAACAGAATTAAACCAACAACAGAATTATGAGAATCACTTGATTGAGTCAAATAAGTATTGGCACCAAAACTAACCTGACACTGGACAAACGATTCAACATCTGTTGAGTCATAAGCAATATTGTTAAATACAACAGGAATAGGAGGTGCATTTGCTAATTCTGTTTTCAATCTCCCTTCAATGGTTGATCTGACTGTGTTTAGGTCAACGGCTGCCATTAGATGCCCCTCTTGATTTTTTCATATTCTCCCTTCGCCCAATTCTCTAATTCTTTTCCAATGATTTCTGGATACCCTTTTACGGTTGCTTGTCTTGTTCTATATCTGCCACCCCATGAAGGCGGCAAGTTTTCACCATAAGCAACTGGCTCTGCATATTCCATATTATTTAATATCGTTCCTGTGTATGGCTTTGAAACGTCTGTCTGCCATGCGGCCCTAAGTCTTCCAGTATCAACTGGAGTTGCTTTTTTTACCCTTGCCGACCATTCCAATGTTGTTGCTCTAACTAATTTTTGTACGGCCTCGGCCATAACATCATCAATTTGATCTAGCCTTATTTTTCTAACCATTACGACCTCAAGAACAAAGTAAAAGCAATTGGCGTATTATTCTGTTCCTCGGTGTTGACCTGCACAATCTGATAAACAACTGAGCTAATCACAACACGATCTTTAGGCGTTGGCACATAATCCAAATCACCTGCTGAAATAATACAAACCTTATCATTTGCTTGAATTAAATCATTAACCTCAGAATTACTAACATCAGACAAAGCACCATTAACAATGGTGTCTTCTGTACTTCCACCCATTACTCCTGTTGCTGTGTTGTAAGTTCCAGCAGTTACTTTTCTAATCGTTACAGAACCACCAAGAGCCTTTAGACTCTTAGATGCTGCTTTTTTTAAAGAAGAAGCAAGACCCATTACAAACGATAAGCAACTACTTGACCACTTGCCAAAGTAATACTTGTGATAATAATTCCTTCTATTTCTGTTCCTGCTTTCATCGTTATTCCGTTAATAGTTGATGAACCATTCTCGGTCAAGGATTCAGAGACAAAAGTGCAAGAAGCATCTGCTAAAGCATGAACTTTTCCAAAACGCCCTGTATGTGCGCTTGTGTCAGTGATGATTAATGCTGCTGGATAGTCGTAAGGCATGATTAGCTCCGTTTGATGGCTACGTTTCCTGGTCCACTGATTCTAAGGCCAGTGAAGTATCTTTCAACGATTGGGGGTATTCTATCTGCACCAACTGCTCCATAAAAATTAGGAGTAACATTCAAATTTCCAATCTGAACATTTTTAAAATCTTCTAAACCACCTAAACCAATACCGCTTGGATTGTTTTGCAAATAAACAGCTAAAACAACTTGAGCTTTTTTGATTTGATCGGGTATCTCTGTCGTTGTGTAATAGTCAGTAGTAATGCGAAAAGGAAATCCAGTTGCATAAGTATTGATATAAGTGTCAGGTTTCCTAACTCCATCTCTAGGCCATTGAAGAGCCTGAGTATCATCTGCTCTAGCACCTAAAAATCTTTCACGATCAATCCTTTGGCAAGCTGTATATAAAGCACGATTTCTATAGTCATCACTTGTTGAAGTAGCTTCCCAAGCTTTTACATCATCATCAGGTGTTAACCCTTCAACGATTGCATTGGCATCAGCAAGAGTAATGTAACTATTCGCTGACGCTGATCCGACTGTCGCAACTATCGAGATTGCCATTTGTTAAAGCTTTTGCTTTTGGTTTACGTTTCCTTTTTGGCTTTGGTTGCTCAATAGGAGTAGAGGCCGCTATTAAAGCAGCCTCCCTTTCCCTTGCTCGCCTAAATGCAGCAAGACCCATTAACTAGAAGCACCTTTCAGAGCTACAAAGTTAAGGACAATTGCTTCACTTAAATTGCCAGCAGAAGCATTAGTTACTGTGATTGCAAAAGAACCATCAGCAATAGTGTTCGCTTGAGCTAAATAAGATCCAGCAGTTCCAGCAGAACCATGATTAACAATCACAACATCTGTTGAAGAAATTTCACTGTTTGTCACAGCAAAAGAGACCTCAACACCTGCATCAAGTTGAGCAGCGTGCATTGTAATCTGACCAGAAGCTTTATTAAGTGTTACCCCAGTAGCTTTAGAAGTTGCTTGAGTAACAGTGCCTCCAGTAGTCGGGCCGATTAATTTACCAGCCGAAGTTTCAAAGATTGACATTAGTTAAATACCTCAATCCATGTTAGAAATATTGGTCGCTCTCACGATTCCAATATTCTTTGTCTCGTAGACCTTCGACCAATTGGCTACGGTTTCAAGTTGAGTACGAGTTGGGTTTGTTGTTGTAACAGCCCACTTTGTACCCA